CCCACCGGGGAACAGTCAACGGTCTCCCTGGGTAATATGTCAACTGTGACCAACTGCTTGCTGTACGCGAGGATCAGCGAGGACCCCCGAGAGCAGGAACGGGGAGTCAGGCGCCAGGTACACGACCTCCGGGCCTTCGCGCAGTTGCGGGGGTGGCAGGTCGTCGACGTGTTCACGGACAACGACATCTCCGCCTACAACGGCGACGAGCGCCCCGGCTACGAGTCCCTCATAGCCCGGATCGCCGAGGGCGGCATCGACGTGGTCGTCGGTCTCCACCCGTCCCGACTGTGGCGGCGAAGGGTGGAACGGGCTCTCGCCATCGACACGTTCCATCTGCACGGATTGAAGGTGGCGTTCGAGACGGGTGGGTTCTTCGACTGCACCAAAGCGGTCGAGCGGTCCCAGCTCGCCACGGTCGGCGAGTCCGACACCCTGGAGTCGGAGGTGAAGGCGGAGCGGGTCGCCCGCGAAGCCCTCGCTCGTGCAGAAGAGGGGAGGGCGAACGGAGCGGTCTCCTACGGATGGTGCCGCGTCTACGAGTACGACCGGACGGGGCGAGTGACCGGGTTCCGCGACGATGTCGACTCGGAGCAGGCGGACATCGTGCGGGAAGTCATCAACCGGCTCCTCACCGGAGACACCCTGAACAAAGTCACGCAGGACCTGAACCTGCGGGGTGTCCTGCCGCCGGGCGCGAACATCGTCATGAAGAGGAAGAAGCGCGCCCAGGGCAACGAGGATGGTTCGAAGTGGAACAAGACTTCGGTCAAGAAGCTTGCCCTTCGGCCGGCGAACGGCGGGTACCGGCAGCATCGCGGTCAGTTGTACCCGGCGGCGTGGCCTGCGCTGGTCGATGAGGAGAAGTGGCGGCAGGTCGTGGCGCTGCTCACTGCTCCGGAGCGGTCGGTGAAGCGTGACGGGCAGCGTAAGCATCTGCTGTCGTGGGGGATCGGCGAGTGCGGTGTGTGTGGCGCGGTGCTGAAGGTGGCGAAGCGCGGCAACCGGAAGCGCGGCCACTTGACCCTGCTGTATGTGTGCGATGCGCCCAAGTCGTGTATCGGGCGCAGCGAAGCCTATGTCGACGCGTGGGTGGGTGCGGTCGTGGTGGCCCGCCTGGCGCGTCCGGATGCGGTGGAGGTATTCGGGCCCGACGAGGACCGTCTCGGCCGTCTGAGGGCGTCTGTGGCCGGGATGAGGAAGCGTCTGGATGATGCGGCTGACGACTATGCCGAGGGGTTGCTGACGCGAGACCAGTTGCGCAAGGTGTCCGCGAAGTTGAAGCAGCAGATCGCCGGGGTGGAGGAGGAGATTAAGCGGTCGACGCCGACGTTGGACCTGGGGGCGATGGGGAATCTGTTGAGTGTTCCGCTGGAGGTGGCGGAGGCCGCCTGGGAAGCCTTGGATGTGGTCCAGAAACGGAAGGTGCTGGAGGTTTTGAACGTTCGGGTGCGGATTCAGCCGACCGGACGTCGTGGACCGGGCTTTAACCCTGATTATGTTGAGGTGTTGGCAGGCGACGGGACGCCGTTCGCGGAGTATGCTCCTGCCGCTTGAAGTCGTAAAGGGTTCTGCCGAGTAGTCTCCGGCAGAACCCTTTATTTGTTCCATTCAGGCCCGGTCAAGGTTGTCTTCCGGGCTTTCTTTTCACTACTGTTGACCACGAGCAGGAGTTCAAGCGAATCGTCGTGCCAAGCGGAACTGACAAGCCGCCGGAGCACGCGCCAGAAAGGCATTCGTATGCTCCTCGCTCGCACCCGTCTCTTCTCCGGTGAACGCGCCCGCGCACTGCGGGAATCCGCTGGTCACAGTCTGAGCGACGTTAGTCGCGGCACCGGCCTCTCGTACAACACGTACAGCCTCTGGGAGCTGGGGAAAAGGACCCCCACGGTCGAGTCTCTGGCTGCTGTTGCCGACTTCTTTGTCTGCGACATCAACGACTTCCTCGTCGCAAACGAGGAGGTGCCCTCCGATGGCGATCTTGCCTGAGCTTCGCCAGCTCCTCCGCGAGCGTGCCCAGAAGGTCGTCGCGGAAATGCCGCCCTTGACGCAGGAGCAGATTGTCCGGCTCCGCGTCCTCATAGGAGGCGGCCGATAATGAACCAGAAAAACAAGAAGGCCCCTAGGGGAGGGGCCTTCAAGCAGCCTGGCGGGCCGATTCGAAACAACCAAAAGGAAGGTTGCTACGTGAGTAAGGCTACGCCAGTAGGTCGACAGAGTCACGCCCTCGTGAATGTCGTGGGGGGTGGGCTGTGACCATCATCCGTACCGCACGCGCCGCCGAAGGACGCTTCACCCAGGTCTCGAACCAGATCCTTCAGGATGCCCGTATCAGCGACCGTGCGCGGGGTCTCGGCGGTCGCATCCTGTCCTATCCGCCGGACACGCGGATCGACTCTGTCGCGCTGTCGAACGGCACCAAGGAAGGCCGTGACGCTGTCCGTGGCGCGCTGCGTGAGCTGGAGGAATTCGGCTACCTGACCCGAGTTCGGAAGCAGAACGAAGACGGCAAGTGGGTCACCGAGTCCCTGTTCACCGACGGGCCTGTCGCGCTGGCACCGGCGACTGGGACACCGACGCCTGAAAACCCGTCGTCGGTCCCACCTGCATCAATGAACAAAACCGCAGGTCGCACCGAAGACGGATTCTCAGGCGCTAAGAACCAAACACGTAAAGAAAAAACACGTAAAGAAACCCCCCCTACCCCCCAGGAGGAGCCGACGGAAGTCGCTGACGCTCCGGTCTCCGGCTCCGCCGTCGAGGGGGATCACCTTCATCTGGTTGAAGAAAAGGACGCAGCAGCAGGAGCCGAGTACTTGGCCGCCGTGGAGGTGCTCTGCACCCAGGTGGAGTGGAACCCCACGCCCAAGACCAGGAAGCAGCTGGAGAAGAACCTCACCACTCTGGTGCCTGACCCCGGCCAGCTGAAGGAGATTGTGGGCCGCGCGTCGGGCTGGTCGGTTCCTGAGCGGAAATCTCACCAGCAGCTGGTGCGCCGGGTCACCACGATCAAGCGGCAGATCGACAACGGCGTCCCCGCGCTCCGGACCGGCTGGAACACCCGCTCTGAGGTGTCCGAACACGGGCATGAAGTCGTCGAGACCAAGCTGGCGTTCGGCGCGTGGGACGTCCAGGACGAGAAGCCGACCGCGCAGGCTGTCACAGCCGCACCCGAGAGGCATCGGAAGGGCTGGCTGAACCGCTCAGGCGCCTCCCCGGATGGCCACGAAGAGATCAGCACCAGCCTGGAATTCGGGTGGGGTTCGTGAACGCCCAGGAAGCCATCCTCAAGGCGCTCAGCGCCCGCGTGAGCCCCGACGGGACCGTCCAGGTCCACCGCGCCGTCCTGGCCGCCGAGATCGGCTCCAGCGCCCGCACAACCGACCGCGGCCTCAAGGCACTCCGGGAGGCTGGCGAACTGGAGATCGTGACCGGCGGACGCTTCGGCGCCCCCACCATCTACCGGCTCACCGGAGACAGCGCGCCAACCCCTGGGCCACAGCGCGCCATCCACAGCGCGCCACAGGAGAACACGCAGGTCACACAGCGCGCCACACCCCTGAAGGTGCAGCGCGCCATGTGCACCGCCGGATGCCGCTACCCCCTCGACCGCATCTGGATCGAGCAAGGCATCGACATGCACCCCTGGTGCGAACTCGGCGTCACCAGCAGCCACGCCACCCTTGCCCAACTCCACGCCGCCGTCCGTCAGTACGCAGCTGACGAACGCCTCACCCACTACGAGAAAGCAGCCTGACCATGCTCTACCTGATCCGAGCCCACAAGAAGCAGCAAGAATCACGACGAACGGCAGTCGCCCTGGAAACCGCCCTCGACGCCTACCACGGCCACTGCCGCACACTCAGAGAAGGAACCGAGCGCATCCTCCACCACCTCGAAAAGGATGCACCCCATGAGCCCGGAAACCCCTGACGACAGCCTGGCGCGGCTCGGCCACGAACTCGCCGAAACCCTGCACCAGATCGGCATGCTCTGCTCCCCGTTGTTCGACGCAGCCGACGGAGTCAAAGCCGAGTTGGAGAGAAGGGGATGGAGCCCTGGAGCCTCCGAAGACCTTGCATCGGAGTACCTCACCCTCTGCCTTCGAAGACTCTTCTCCGACCTCACCGCAGCCTGACCCCTGATAGGTGCCCGACTACTCGAACAGGTCGGGCACCGCCATGACCTCCCTCATCTGCTCCGCCCACCCTAGGGACTTGTCGCGGGGCAACGACGGAGTGTGCGGAAGGGCGTCCCACAACTCCAAGAACAACATCAGCGTCATGGCACTCGTCTCGACGATCTTCATGTCGTCGGACGTGATCACCTCATCCACCCAACCGTCCCCGGCCTCCCGGAAAACGTTATGGATGAGAGACGACGGAGTCGCGTGCGCTTGTTCAGACCAAGTTGAATACAAATACTGGTACTGGCTCACGCGCATCTTGCTCGGCGAAAGCTCCGCCAAGGTCTTCGCGTTCTTCTTGCTCCAACTCGGAACCCACGACACAGTGCCGTCGTGCTTCGGCTTGCCCTTGAAATCATCGAACGCGACGTCCAGGAAATGCTCCAAGAGGGCGAGCCTCTGTGTGTCGATCGGGCGTCCGGTCGCTTCGTTGTATAGGTAGTCCTTCTGCTGCTGTAGAGCGAACTGAAGGGCACCGAACCGCAAGTACAGCAGCACCCCTGCCTCCCGGTCCTCCAGGGTGCCGAGGTACTCCATGTTGATCAGCAACTCGAACAACTGCCGCGTGACGCCGGCAGCATGCTCCCAGTGACCCTGCTCCATCAGCAGGCCGGCCGCCTTCACGCTGTTGATGCCCCGTACCAGGACCTCGGTGTCGAACCGCGGCAGCCTGTCCTCTGAACTGACGGGATTCTCAAGCACCAGACGGTCACCCGTGCTGGTCACGTCGTTGAACAGCTTGAACAGGGGCTTCAGTCGAACCTTCGGCGAAGGTGCATGCCTCACCTGAGGGTTGCCTGACGCCTGCGCGCCGGGACGCCGCCCTCGGTCCTTCTTCCGGGTCTTGCTCTGTGTCATGCCCGCAGGCTAGTCAATCCAGTCAAGGGTTCGCCCGTCATTTTCCCAACCAGCCCGGAGCGGCCCCGCACCCCACAACAGCAATGGAATACATGGAAGCCCTCCCATGTATTCACGCTGCAACTAAACTAATATCCTCTAAAGGAAAGAGTGCATACCCGGAGGTCGAACAATGGCTGCGAACAAGCCCCGAGCAATCCAGGCAGCTGAAGCAGCAAGCTGCCTCGAACTCCAACTGTCCGGCCTCACTGTCCGTACCATCGCGAAGAAGCTCAGTCTCGCCCCCACCACCGTCCAAGAACGCCTCAACATGGCCTTCGCCGCCGTGATCCTCCCCGGTGTCGAGTCGATGCGCCTCCGCGAAGGCGAGCGACTCCTCTATCTCATCGAGCAGTTGAAGCCCGCTGTCGACCGGGGTGAAGAGTCCGCCATCAAGACGACGGCCCGCCTGTCCGAGTCGTACCGCCGCCTGTTCGGGTTGAACGCCCCGGAGCAGCACCAGTTGCAGATCCACGAGGTCACGCAAAACGACTTGGCATTGCAGGAAATGATCCGCGACGCCCGAGCACGGGCCGCCCTCGACAAGGAGCACACCACATGAGCCGTTACGGCTGGTACAGCCACACCCACAACTCATTCCTCACCAAGGACGGGAAGATCATCAGCCTTCACAAGGACTACATCGACCTCGAAGAAGACTTCACGCCGGACGACCCCGAAGTCCTGGAGGCCTGTCCACTGCCCGAAGGCGCCGAGTACGTGGACTTGCACCACCTGACTTCCGCCGCGTGACATGACGACCGGCACTCTCGACACCTACCTGGCCGGGTACGACCCGGCCTGGTTCGGCGTTCCCGAGTGCCGACGCGAACTCACCCGCCACAACCCCCTCCTGTTCGCCCTCACGTACTTCCCCCACCACCTCCGCGGTGACGAAACCCGAGGGCAGATATCTCTGTCCCCCGTCCACTGGGACTGGTGCGAACAGGCACAAGCCTGGATGCAGGCGCCGGTGATACCGAAGGAGCAGCGGCACGCCTACATCGCCCCGAGGGCTATGGGGAAGTCCACCTGGTGGCAGCTCATCCTCCCCCTGTGGGCCGCAGCGCACGGCCATGTCCGCTACATCGCCGGGTTCGCTTCCGCAGCCTCACAAGCCCGCCAGCGGCTCCGCGACATCAAGATGGAGCTGGAATCCAACCAGCTGCTCCAGGCCGACTACCCGGAACTCTGTAGGCCGGCGCGCAGAGCCTCCGGTGTCTCCGACGCGGACCGACAAGACCTGTACATCGCCCAGTCCGGGTTCGCGTTCACCGCCCAGGGCGTCGACTCGTCGATCCTCGGCGCGAAGGTCGGATCGCAGCGCCCCGACCTGATCGTGCTGGACGACGTCGAGCCCGGCGAGTCGAACTATTCGCCGTACCAGATGGCGAAGCGGCTCCGCACGATCCAGGACGACATCCTCCCGCTCAACGTGTACGCCCGCGTCGTGCTCGTCGGTACGACCACGATGCCCGGCTCCATCACGCATCAACTGGTGCAGGCCGCGAACGGGTTGAAGCCTGAAGACTGGATCCTGGAAGAGCAGATCTGCCCCCACCACCACAGGCCGTTCCGTATCGGCGACGACGGAACCGAAGCCTCGGTGTGGCCGGAGAAGTGGCCGCTGCCATTCCTCCTGGAGGAGCGGCACACCAGGTCGTTCCGCAAGAACATGGAGAACGACCCGCTCGGCTATGACGGCGACTACTGGGCGGCCGACGACTTCCAGTACGGGCCACTCCCGGCGAACCGCACGGCCCTGTTCATCGACCCGGCCGTCACGACCAGGACTACGTCTGACGAGACGGGCTACGCCGTGGTGGGCTGGAACAAGCCCAGCAAGACGTGCGTGGTGCGCTATGCCGACTCCTACCGGCACTCCGGCCGACAGATCCGCACGCACGTCCTGAAGCTCCTGGAGCGCTTCCCCGAAATCCGGCTGGTTCAAGTCGAAGCGAACCAGGGCGGCGACACGTGGCACGACGTCCTCCACGACCTTCCGGTGAAACTCACCACCCCCCACGTCGACGGGAAGAAAGAAGTCCGCGCCATCGACGCATTGCACCACTACCAGAAGCACAAGGTATGGCACGAACAGCAATTCCAGAAGGCAGAACAACAGATGGTGACTTTCCCCCGAGCCTTGCACGACGACCTCGTCGACGCCGTAGGGGCAGGGGTCCGGTATTTCCTCGGACGGCCCGAACCCGTCAAGAAGTACCGTTCCGAAACAACGAGCTACGTGTGAGGGGGCGAAAATGCCGTCCGACCTGATCCATGCCGTCACCGAAATCCGGGAAGCCTTCGACGACTACCAAATCGCCGAGGACTACTTCGAGGGCAACGTCCCCGAAATCTTCTGCAACCCGAAGATTCGCAAACTGATTCAGAAGACCGGTGAGGAGTACCGGTTTAACTTCGCGAAGACCCCGGTGAACGCGGTCGCGAACCGGCTCGTCATCAACGCCGTCACCGTGCGTGGAAACGCCGCGCAGACACACGTGTTGCAGGAACAGGTGTGGGATCCGAACAGTCTCACCCTGCTGTCAGCAAAGTGGAACCTGCGCGCCCTGGAGTACGGCGACTCCTACGTGTTCGTGTGGGACGGAGTCGAGGACGGCACCGTCCAGATCATCTACAACTCGCCGAAGAACACCCGCATCTTCTACGACGCGGAAACCGGGCAGATCCCGCAGTACGCAGGAAAGCTGTGGCAGGAGAAGACCGCCGACCAGCCGGTGTGGCGCTGCACCCTGTACTACGCGGACCGCATCGAACGGTATGTGACCAAGCCCGGGTTGGAACCGGAAGAGGAAGCCTCCTGGGAGCCGTTCACCCGAACCCTCACGTCCGAGGGCGATCCGGTGTGGCCCGAGGTGAACCCGTACGGCCGTCTCCCGGTCTTCCACCTCCGAACCGACATGCCGTACGGGCGACCCGAACACAAGGACGCCTACGGCCCGCAGAACGCGATTACCAAGCAGATCGCCACCCAGCTGTCCACCACCGACTTCCAAGGCTTCCGCCAGCGGTACGCCCTCATGGACCCCGACATCGTTGGTGGTGAACGCGACGACGACAGCGTGGACTGGGGCGACGGCGACGCCACCAGCACCGACGCCAAAGGCATCAAGTCGAAGCTGACCGCCGGCCCCGGCCAGGTGTGGGAGCTGCACGGCGCGAAGAACGTCGGCGAGTTCACCCCCGCCGACCCGGACAACTTCCTCGACCCGGCGGACAAGTACCTGCGCTACATGGCGCAGACCACCGACACCCCGCTGCACTTCTTCGACCCTGGAGGCGACCAGCCGTCCGGTGAGTCTCGGCTGATCGCCGACGCGACACTGACGAAGAAGGTCGAGGACCGGCAGGCCGCCCTGTCCACCCCGTGGGCCGACATCTTCGAGTTCGCCCTGCTGATCCTCGGTGTGAAGGGCGCCACCGTCGACATCCGGTGGAAGCCGGCCCAGGCCGTCCTCGACAAGGAGGGGTGGGAAGTCGTCCAGCTGAAGATCGCAGCGGGTGTGCCGAAGCGTCAGGCCCTCATGGAGGCCGGTTACACCGCCGAGCAGCTCGACGCCTGGGGCATCACCGACGAGTCCGTCACCGGACCCCAGAACCAGGCTCAGGAGCCCACACAGGCCCTGGAGCCGGAGAACACCGACCGGCCCGAAGCAGTACCGGCAACCGCATAGGAGCGCACCATGCCGAACCGACCCGAAGACGACGAGCGAGACCACGACGTCCAGGACGAAGACCTCGAAGAGCAGGACCAGGACGACGAAGAGGGAAACGGCGACAACGACGACGTGTACAAGCCGCCTTCCGAGTACGAGTGGAAGAAGGTTCAGCGCGCCCTGAAGCGTGCGAACAAGGAAGCCGAGAACCTCCGCAAGAACACGGACACCGTTGACGGCACGGAAAAAGAAGAGAACGAGAAGAAGGTCCGGGACGATGCAGTCAAGGAATCTGATTCCCGGTGGAAGCCGATTGTCGTGAAGCAGGCAGCCCGTGCCGCACTCGCCGAAGCCGGACTCATCAAGCCCCCGAACAGGCTGCTTCGCATGCTCGACATGGACGACATCGACGTGAACGAAGACGGCGAAATCGACGGACTCGACGAGCAGATCCGCGACTTCAAGAAGGAGTTCCCCGAGTTCTTCGGGCGCAGCACCCCGAAGGACGTCGACGGCGGAGACAAGGGTTCCCGAGCGGGAAGCGACAAGTCGAGCGCAGCTCGTATTGCAAGGTCACTTACAGGAGGTCGATAAGTCGGGTACATTTTCAGCAGGTTGTTGCGTGATGCATAACCATTGACTTAAGCCCGACTGGTGGCGTGATGCGCCGGGGATCCCGATTCCTCGCCATCACGCCACAGCCTTTTCCTCTGCCGTGATGGCTTCCCCAAGGAGCCCTCATGGCCCGCAACACCTATGAGGACTGGATCCCCGAGGAGTGGTCCGGTCCCGTCATCACCCGCGTCAACCAGCTGTCTGCTGTTGAGCGTCTCGCCCGCCGTATTCCGATGGCGACCGACACCAAGCACGTGCCGCGTTCGGCTGGTGTCGGAGTCAACTTCATCGCGAAGGGCGCCGCGTACACCGAGGACACCTCGGTCAATGACGATGTCCTGCTGGCCGCCCTGAAGTTCGGCCGCGCCATCCGCTTGGCCGACGAGGACCTTCAGGACACTTCGCAGGTCGCGAACATCATCGCAGTCAAGCAGAACGACTGGGCGACGTCGTACGCGAAGTTCATCGACAACGCGACCCTCGCCACCTCGGCCGCAGGGAACGGCACCACGGTTCCGTTCACGTCGCTGTACTACGCGCTGACGCAGAACAACAGCGACACCGGGTACACGGCGAACGCGAACCTGACGCAGACCGGATCCGGCGGCACCACGTACACGAACTTGTCAGCGACGCTCGCGGACTACGAGCAGTCGGACTTCTTCGACGACGGCAACACGATCGTCATCGCATCGCCGGCGTTCAAGGCGAAGTTCCGCAACGTCAAGGACGACGAAGGTCGACCGATCTTTGTGACGGGACTCGCTGGTACTCCGGACACCCTGTTCAGCTACCCCGTCGCCTGGTCCAACGGCTCCCGCCTGTCCGCGACCGCCACTGACGCCCCGGCCGGTAACCCGGTCCTGTTCGTCGGCAACCGCGACTACCTCTTCCTCGGCATTCGCTCCGGCCCCGAGTACCGCGAGGCTGCGGCTGACTCCGGTGTCGGCTTCCTCACGGATGAGGCCGTCCTGAAGATGCGTTCTCGGCGTGGCTTCGTTGTCGCGCACGAGAAGGCGTGGGCGTGCCTGGAGGACAACTCCTGATCCGGGAGGGGGCAGGCTCCCGCGCTCGGGCCTGCCCCCTCCCTCACTGCACAACTGGGAGGAGGACTCCATGACAGCGGTCGGATACACGTCCGGGGATCCGCGGAAGGTCAACGACACCGGGGATACCCTCACGGGCGGTCTGACGCTGTCCGGCGGCACCTCGAACCTGACCGTCGGCGGGTCCGGAACTGTTGCCGGGGACCTGACGGTGTCGGGTCAGCTCCAGGCGTCCGGGGTGGCACTGCCTCTGGTGTATCCGGGACGCCGCGCCCCCTACCGGGACCCCTCCCGGATCGTCACGCACTTCCAGTCCGGGCACGGCTGGACGACGTCCGGTTCGGTGGACGGCACCAGCAACCTGAACGACACCACGGACTTCGTGAAGGGCACCCAGTCGGCGAAAGTCGTCTTCACCGGCAACGGCAACTTCGACGTGTCCGGCCTGACCTCCATGGACCTGACGAGTAAGGCGATCCGTTTCCAGGTGAAGGTCGACGACGTCTCGAAGTTGTCGCAGCTGAACCTGCGGATCGGCACCGGGGCGTCGAACGTGTTCCAGTGGCAGACCCTCGCGACCACGGCCACATCGAAGCTGTATAAGTCGGGGGAGTGGACCACGGTCACCGTCGGCTGGTCCGACGTGCACACCGGGTCCGGGACGATGAGCCTCGACTCGCACCGGGTGCCAAACACCCAGACCGGATTCACGTTCATCCGCCTCCAGGTCATCGCGACGGGCGGCAACTGCACCGTCCATTTCCAGTCCGTCGAGATCATCGACAACGTCTCCGCGACGTTCCCGAACGGTGTCGTCTCGCTCGTGTTCGACGACTCGTGGGACTCGCAGTACACGCTGGCCCGACCCCGCCTGGACCAGTACGGGTTCCGAGGCACGAACTACCAGATCGTCGAACGGATCGGGCAGGCAGGCCGACTGACCCTGCCGCAGCTGCGAAGCCTCCAGGACGACTCCGGCTGGGAAATCTCAGGGCACGCCTACACGACGGCCGTCCACGACAGCCGTCTGACCTCGTTCACGAAGCGACAGGTCGACGACGAACTCCGCGCCCTGCGCGCCTGGCTGGTGGCCAACGGCTTCAACGGGGACAGCTTCGCCTACCCGGGCGGCCAGTTCGAGGACACCACGGACGGCTTCCCCATTGAGCAGCTCGTGGCCCGCTACTTCTCCACCGGCCGCACCGTCCTGTCCGGCTACGGGGCGTCCACGAACGTCCTCAGCGAGAACTTTCCCCCACCCCGGCCGATGCGGCTGATCGCCCTGTCCGGGGTCTCTGACGCGTCCGGCGGCATGGGCCTGGTCTCCAACTTGGTCGCGGACGGCGGCGAATTGGACACCTGCAAGCGCCTCGGCTCCTGGCTGATCATCACCTTCCACGTCCTGACGACCGGTTCGACCGGAGGCGACGACGGTGTGATCACTCAAACCGACTTCAACACCCTGATCGACGCGATCAGCAGCTACGGAATCCCTGTGCTGCCGGTCGCCGACGTCATGCGGTTCTACAGCTGAGGAGGGGACCGTGCTTCAGGACATCGATCTCAAGTACGTGAGCGGGACCCTCACCACCACCCGCAACCTGACCCTGTCCGGGTCGGGAACGAACCTTGCGGTAGGCGGCTCAGCCTCCGTCTCGCAGGGCCTGTACTCGAACGCCGTGGAGGTGTCGAACCCGCAGCCCGGGGACCTCGGCATGAAGGCGTGGGCCTACGACCCGGCGTCCATCTCCGTCGGCCAGAACCTGACCGACGGCACCATCTACCTGTCAGCCCTGTACATCCGGAAGTCCACCACGGTCACCGGCCTGGTGTACTTCGAGTGGAACGCCGCCACTACACCGACGGCAGGCCAGTCCTGGATCGGCCTGTACAACTCGGCCGGGACGAAGCTGATCGACGCCGCACTCGACTCGGCCGTCACCTCGATCGGCGTGAAGAACATCGCCGTCACCCAGCAGACCCTGACGCCCGGCCTGTACTGGGTGGCGCTCCTCTTCAACGGCACCGGCACCGGCACCGACGCCCAGGGCGGAGCCTGCAACGGCACCGGTGGCACACAAATCTTCTCCGGACAGGGCCTGTCGTCGGGGGCGACGCTGCGGTTCGCCGTGAATGGCACCGCCGCGACCACGCTGCCTTCGTCGATCACCCCGGGCAGCAACACCACAACCGGCGCGAAGCCTTACTGGGTGGGGGTGGCGTGATGGCCCTCGTACGGCTCACGATCCGTCCCTGGGAGACAGTCGACGTCGACGAGGCGGAGCTGCTGGACCTTCAGCGTCAGGGCCTGATCTACACCGACGACTCGATCCTGTACGCGAACTTCTACATGTACGAGGGCGGGCCGGCCTCCGACGTCACCGACCTGACCATCACCGTCTCCAAGAGCGGAACACCCCTGGTCGGCCCCACCTCGGACGGCATCAGCCACATCGCGACGGGCGCGTACGGCTGGCTGTGGGGCGAAGACGACCGTGACGGTGCCGGGGACTACCTCGCCGCGTGGGACGCCACAGACGCCAACGACACGGCTGTGCACGCCGAAGAGACCGTGACGCTGGAGGAGGACTGACATGGCCTCCTGGGCGACCACCGCAGACGTCCTCGACATCACTGGGACGACAGTCACCGCAGCACAGCTCACGCGCGCCCAGTACGTCATCGACATGCTGTCGGGCCGCACCTACGACATCCACGACCTGCTGGTGCAGGAGAACCGCACCCGCGACTTGTACTGGCTGAAGCTCGCGGTCGCCTACCAGGCGGCGTGGATGATTTCGCAGCCCGACATGTTCACCCGCATGAACGTGACCTCCGTCAACCAGGACACATCTCAGGCACAGATGGGCGCGTCGGCTCTGGTGCTGTCCCCGCTCGCCCGCCGGGCTTTGAACAGGGTGTCGTGGCGCGGTACCCGCTCGCTTCAGGTGCAGCGCCACCGCCAGGCCGATGACCTGGGCGTGCTGCCCGCTGGTTCCCCGGTCTACGACTACGCCTGGGAAGAGCCCCTGTGGAGGCCGCTGTGAGGGCCCTCGCGAACACCACCCTGTCCGTGCTGCGCGGCACCACCACCGACGAGTTCGGCGACGAGGCCGACAACTCCACGGTTATTGCGTCCGGACTGCCTGCCTCGCTGATCGAGCAGGTCCGGCAGTCGTACACCCCGGAGAACCCGACCCCGCGCGTGGTCCGTTACTCGATCGCCCGCGTGAACGCTGACACGGATATCCGCGAAACCGACCGGGTCAAAGACGAACGCAGCAATCGGACTTACATCGTTCAGGCCGTTTCCCAGACCGGCGGACTCGGCATAGTCAACGACCTGCGCCTCGACTTGAAACATACGACGTAGATTTCGTTTCTCACCCCACCGATACTGAATTCCAGCAGACGTCAATACCCAGGGAAAACCAGGGAGTCTGCACCGAACTACCGACCACCGGAAAGGCGGCGGCCATGCGAGTACGGTTCGAAATCGATCCGTCGTGGCAGCAGCACCTGGAGCCCGAAGAGAACGCGGCTCTGGAGATGTTGGGCGACCAGATCCTGCCCGACATGCAGCGCCATTGCCCCGTGCGCACAGGCCGCCTGAAGTCATCTCTCGAAGCCCAGGTAGAAAACAGCGTTCTGCGGGTCGGATCCCGCGACGTCGACTACTCCGTGGACGTCGAACTCGGCACCTCCACACACCCCGCCGAACCGTACATGCGGCCCGCCTTGTACCGGCAGCGGAGCCTGTGATGCCGACGATCCTGCGCCCCACCACCGACCTGGTCGCCGTCGCCTGGCTCGCCGGCCTCTTCGACACCCCGATCGTGTCAACGACCCTGCCGAAGCCCAACGACGATCAGACGATCTCCTGGGTAGACACCGGCTTCGTCGTCGTATCCACGGTCGGAGGCGCCCCCAACTCGTACATGCCGATGCGGAATCCGGTTGTGTCGGTGGACTGCTGGGCGGTCAACCCGCAGTCCGCGAAGCCGCCGTGGGGCCGCGCCAGCAACCTGGCGGAAGCGATCCTCGCCGGGTGTCTGGACGTGCCGAACATCTGTCGCCCCCTGACGCTTCCCGGTGACTTCCCTACGGCCCGTGTGCTGACCGCGTACCCCTTGGGGGAGCCGCTGCGGGTGCGGGACGACCAGGCGTCCTATGCGCACTACAACTTCGCCCTGGCACTCATGTGGAGGGCCGAGGGATGAAGCGGTACGCCCTGTGCTCGGAGAAAGGTGACCTGTTGTCGTGGGGCGGAAAGGTCATCGTCCACGACAACAAGGCCGAACTGGAATTCCTCATGCGCGGGGCTCGGGTTGTGGAATGCCCACACGACATTCCCGACGACCAGACAGTGCCGATCCGATTCCATCCCAGCATGGCCACCGTCACGTGGCCATTGGACAGGAGGAGTTTCAAGTGAAGGTCCGCACCACGATGCGGCCCCAGGAAGAAATCGACGTCGATGAGGGCGAATACCTCGACCTCAAGCGACAGGGACTTCTCCTCGCGGAGCCGCAGATGCCCGAACCGCCGAAGGCCGTGAAGAAGGAGAACTGACATGGCGCAGTCCGCGACCAACCTCATCGCAGGGCCCGCGTCCCTGTACACCGGAGCTTTCGGCGCGACCGAGCCCGCCGACACAGCCGTCAACGCGACCCCTGCCGCGTCTGCGTGGACCGAGGTCGGCTTCACCCAGGACGGCGTGAAGATGGTCGCCGACCAGGCGTGGATGGAGTTCGAGGTCGACCAGACCAACACCACGCCGGAACGCCGTCAGACCAAGCAGGACTGGACGGTTGAGACCGTCCTCGCCGAAGCCACGCTGGAAAACCTGGCGCTGACCATGAACGGCGGCACAGCAGCTTCCGGAGCGGGCTACAAGTCGTGGGAGCCCGTCGAGACGACGTCCGCGACGCAGCCCACCTACAAGGCGCTGATCCTCGACGGCTACGCCCCACAGCAGTTCCGGCGTCGCGTGATCGTCCGCAAGGGCTTGTCGACCGACGGCTTCGAGCTTGCCTACACGAAGGACAAGCAGGCCGTGTTCGCCGTGAAGTGGGCGGCGCACTGGGTATCTTCCTCGATCCGCGCGATTCACATCGTCGACCAGACCTCGTAATTCACCAGCACAGGAGAGCGCCATGACTGCACCCCGAAAGAAGGCGTCCGCTGCTCAGCGGAAGACGCCGCCGACGGTCGCGGGCGGTTTCGAGCCGCTACGGTTTTCGTCGAAAGCGCCGACCGAAGAACGGGTCGTTCTCTTCTACATCGACGACGAGCCGTACACGATCCCGAAGTTCATCTCGAAGAGCCTCGGCTTCAAGGCCATGCACCGCGCTCGTGACGTCGGTATGGAGATCGCGGTCACCGAAGCAATGGAAGAACTCCTCGGCCAGGAGGGATATCAGGCGCTTCTGGGCTGCCCCTCGATTTCGGACGAGGACTGGACCCAGTTCCAGACCACATTCCGGGACCTGGTATTCGGTAAGCCTGAGGAGCAGGGAAAAGGACGGCGGTAATCGAAGAACGCGTCCGAGACGTCATATGGGTCCTTGACTACCTCGACGACTTGGACGCGGACTTCCTCGCCTTCTACGGCATAGACAACGACATACAAGACCTGGCGGGTCCTCGATTCTTCGCATTGGCGGAGCGCACGTTCGCGTACGGAGGAGTCATGGCTCGCAGGGCAGAGAACGAGCAGGAGAGCAATCACTCTCCTGTAGCGGCGGATTCTTCTCCGCCACAGACCGGCGTGAAGGAAGTACCGCTGGTCGCTGTCGCCGCCCAGAACCCTGACTGGATTTCCGTCAGCAAGGTGAGCGGCTGACATGGCAGGGTTCCGTATCGCCGAAGGCTTCATCGAAGTCACCGTCGACGACTCCGGTGTAACTCCCGGGGTTCAGCGTGCCCTTCAGGCGGCGGCCGTGTAGTCCCGTACTGCCGCGCAGAACGCCGGGCAGCACATCGGGCAGCACCTGGCCGCCGGGATCCGGGACGGGGCGCAGCAGGGCGTACGGCAGGCCGGGCAGCAGGGAGGCGACCAGTTCTCCCACGGCTTCACCATGTCGGCGTCCAGCGGCCTGAAGGCGGGCCTGGCGGGGGTTGCCGCTGGTGCGGGTGCCCTGTTCGTGAAGGGGTTCGGTGACGCCCTGGAGCAGGGCAACATCACCTCCAAGCTTCAAGCCCAGCTGGGTGCCACCCCGAAGGAAGCGAAGCGCTACGGGGACGTGGCGGGCCAGCTGTACACGCACGGCATCACGGACACGTTCGAAGAGGGCGCGAACGCCATCAAGTCCGTGATGCAGCAGGGCCTGCTCCCTGCCGGTGCGACGAACTCGCAGATCGCGTCGATCGCCGGGAAAGTCACCGACCTGTCGAAGACCTTCGACATCGACCTCGGCGGGGCGACGAACGCCGTCGCGAACATGATGAAGACCGGGCTGGCGAAGAACGCCACCGAAGCCCTGGACCTGCTCACCAAGGGTGCGCAGAAGGGCGCGGACAAGGCCGGAGACCTCGCTGACACCTTCAACGAGTACTCCGTCCAGTTCCAGAAGATGGGCCTCGACGGGGCCACGTCGATGGGGCTGATCTCGCAGGGGCTGAAGGCCGGCGCACGGGACGCCGACTTGGTCGCCGACTCCATCAAGGAGTTCTCGATCCGTGCCGTGGACGGGTCGAAGACCACCTCCGAGGGGTTCAAAGCGCTGGGCCTGAACGCCGACGACATGGCGTCCCGGATCGCGAAGGGCGGCAAGTCTTCCTCGGCGGCCCTGGACCTGACCCTGGACCGGCTGCGCGGCATCAAGGACCCGGCGGAACGCTCCCGGGTCGCGGTCCAGTTGTTCGGGACGCAGGCCGAGGACATGGGGAAGGCGCTGTACGCGTTGGACCCGTCGAAGGCGGTCGACACGCTCGGCAAGGTCGGCGGTGCGGCCGACAAGATGGGCAAGACCCTGCACTCGGGGCCGTCCGCCGAGATCGAGAAGTTCAAGCGGAGCCTTGAGCAGAACTTCGTGAACTTCATCGGCACCTACGTGATCCCGATGGTCACGCGGCTGGCGACGTGGTTCACGAAGAGCTTGCTGCCGCCGATGCAGCAGGTCGGACGTATCGCGGCGTCGGTGTTGGGCCCGGCAATCCAGGGATTGGGGGTGGCTTTCGCAGGCGCTGTCGGCTTCGTGAAGAAGTACCAGGATGTGATCGTGCCGCTCGCGGCGGGGATCGCCGGGTTCACGCTGGTGCTGAACGCGCAGAAGATCGCGATTGCCGCATGGTCGCTGGTGACGAAGGGCGCTGGTCTCGTCACGAGGGCTTGGGCGGTCGCGCAGGGCCTGTTCAACGCCGTCATGGACGCCAACCCCATCGTGCTGGTCGTCGCGGCCTTGGTGGGCTTGGCGGCGGCCTTCGTGGTCGCTTACAAGAAGTCCGAGACGTTCCGCAACATCGTGAACGGGGCCTGGTCGGCGATCAAGACCGGGCTGTCGGTGGCGTGGGAGTACATCAAGAAGGTCTTCGGCTGGCTCGTCACCCTGTTCACGAACTTCACCGGCCCCGGCCTGCTGATCAAGCACTGGGACGCCATCAGGACCGGCACCAAAGCGGCATGGGACTGGGTGAAGCAGAAGGTCTCTGACGTCTTCGGCTTCCTGAAGACTCTGTTCCTGAACTTCACCGGCCCTGGTCTGATCATCAAGCACTGGGCGACGATCAAGCAGGCGACCGGTGCGGCCTGGGACTGGGTCAGGAACCGGGTCAAGGACTCGATCACGTGGGTGCAGGACCGGATCAACACCGGCATGTCCGCCGTGAAGACGATCTGGAACACCGCGTGGACGGCGATCCGTGACTTCTTCACCACCCGCTGGAACAACATCAAGGCGAACGTGTCGGCGGCCTGGGCCTGGCTCAAGACGTCGTTCACATCGCTGAAGTCGGCGATCACGAAAACCTGGTTGGCGGCCTGGGACACCATTCGCGACTTTTTCGACGCGCGGTGGAAGAACCTCAAGGCGAACGTGACCGCCGCCTGGACATGGCTGAAGACGTCCTTCACGTCCACCAGGACGGCCATCAACAACACGTGGGAAGCCGCCTGGGACGCGATCAAGTCGAAGTTCACCAGCATCTGGAACGCCATCAAGTCGGCCGTCACAACGGCCTGGACCTGGCTGAAGGGCGCGTTCACGGCGACGAGGACGGCGATCACCAAGTCGTGGTCGGATGCCTGGACGGCGATCAAGTCGACGTTCACGTCCGTGTGGTCGGCGATCAAGTCGGGCGTGGCCGGGGCCTGGACCTGGCTGAAGAACGCCTTCACCACCACGAAGAACGCGATCACGAAGACCTGGTCCGACGCGTGGAACGCCATCAAGGCCCAGTTCACCGGCACTTGGAACAGTGTGAAGAGCCTGGTGTCCGGGGCCTGGTCGTGGTTGAAGAACTCGTTCTCCACCACCAAGTCTTCCGTCACGAGCACGTGGTCGGCGACGTGGACGAACGTCCGCGACAAGGCCAACGACTTGTGGGGGCGGATCAAGACCGGCGCGAACAGTTTCAAGGACGCCATCGTCGCTGCGTTCACCAGGGCGAAGGACGGCATCGGGCTCGCCTGGAACAAGCTGTCCGACATTGCGAAGAAGCCGGTCAACTTCATCATCGGCACCGTGTACACGAAGGGCATCAAAGCCCTGTGGGACAAGGTCGCCAAGTGGGTGGGACTCGGCTCGCTCCCGGCTGCCCCGAAGCTCCTCGCGGCTGGTGGCACCGTCGGCCCCGAGCCGGGTGTCTACAACAAGCCGACAGCGATCGTCGGTGAGGGCGGCCCTCATCCCGAGTACGTCATCCCCACCGACCCGAAGTACCGCAAGCGGGCGCTGGCTCTATATCAGGAGGCCGGCGGTCAGCTGATGGCGGACGGCGGCATCCTCGGCTCGATCTGGGGCGGCATCAAGAAGGGCGGCAGCGTCATCGGTGGTGCCGCGTCGTCGGTCGGGAACTTCATCAAGGACAAGGCGAAGGACCTGGCCGAGGGCGCGTTGGAGCCGTTCTTCAAGGCCGGAATGAAGATCGCGAACGGCTACCTGAGCAAGATCCCGGGCGTGAACACCGGGTTCGGGCAGCTGATGAAGGAGATCCCGTCGAAGGTGGCGTCCAGCATCCTGGGCTTCCTCAAGGGCAAGGACACGGAGTCCGCAGGCGGATCTGACGTTGCGGGTGCTCTGACGTGGGCGCGGACGCAGGCGGGCAAGCCGTACCAGTGGGGTGGTGCGGGTAACCCGTCGTGGGACTGCTCGGGGTTCATGGGCGGTATCCAGAAGAAGATCGACGGTAAGAACCCGAACGGGCGGATCTGGTCGACGTTCTCCTTCCAGGGCGCTTCGGCTCCCGCCGGGTGGCAGCGGCATCTGAAGGCTCCCTTCATGGTCGGTATCACCAACGCCGGGAAGGGCCACACGGCCGGAACTCTCGGCGGTGTCAACGTCGAGTCGTCGGGCGGTGCGGGTGTCCGTGTCGGAGGCGGAGCGCGCGGCTACAACAACTCCCTGTTCACCGACTGGTACGGGTACAAGCCGTCGAAGGGCGGCGGGGACTGGTCGTCGAAGGGCACAGGCGTCGCGAGGTGGCGTCCGAACGTCATCAGCGAGCTGAAGCACCTGGGCCTGTCCACGGGCTGGCAGGACACGGTGCTGCGCCGCATGAACCAGGAGTCCGGCGGCGACCCGAACGTCGTCAACAAGTGGGACTCCAACTGGAAGCGCGGCACGCCGTCCGTGGGTCTGATGCAGGTGATCGGTCCGACGTTCGCCGCGTACGCCGGGTCGCACCGGAACACCGGCCCGTTCAAGTACGGGACATCGGTGAACCCGAACGCGAACATCCACGCGGGCTTGAACTACGCGGACAACACGTACGGATCGCTGGCCGGGCTGAACCGTGCGGGTGGCTACGACTCGGGCGGCTGGCTGCCCCCGGGCGCGACCCTCGCCATCAACAAGACGGGCAAGCCCGAAGCGGTCCTCACCGGTGAGGAAGCCGCCACGTTCAAGCGGATGGTGCAGAACCCCGACCAGCTCGGCGGCATCAACGTCGTCATCAACTGGTCGACGCTCACCCTTCCGTCGAAGGCCGAGGCCCGGAAGGTCGCCCTCCAGCTGCGGGACGAACTCCGTGACGTAGAGAGGGCACGCCGATGAACTGGGGAACCATCACCGTGGGCCGTATCGCGCTGCGGGAAGTGTTCACCGTGTCGGAGACGGGAGGCGACTCCCGGAAGCTGTCCGTCGACGGTCAGGAAGCCTCCACCGACCTCACACGGGCGGAAGTAGTGGCCCGACACGACAACCTCCTCGCCCTGGAGGGCACCGTCGTGCCGGTCACCTTCACAGACAAGCCCGAACGTGACGGCTACTACACGGTGGAGTCGGTCACCGCGGACCTCACCGAGTGGGCCGGATCGGTCGTGAAGGCCGACTGGAAGCTGTCACTCGTGCGTCTCGGCACGCAGGGGGAGACAGACCTTCAGTCCCGGCTGACGGGAGCGCGCAGGGCCAATCAGTACAGCCTGGCGGGGGAACGGTGGCATGCCCCGCCGATCGGCCACTACAGCTACTACACCGGCTCCACCAACCCGTCTTCCATGACGCGGACGGGAGAGGACGGGGCGATCACCGTGTACCGGGCTGTCCCGGCTACGTTCTCGCCACGCTGGGGCTGCTCCGCCACCAGCTACATGCAAGGCCGGGTGAAGTTCCTGTCGGCCAGCATCGAGCTGACCGGCTGCGACCACGAGTGCTCCACCTCTTCCTGGCAGCTGTCGAACGGGCTGGTGAACGTCGTCCCGTCGGCGTCGGCGTCCCTGGACGTGCAGGCGTACACGGGCGGGGCGTGGCAGTCGAAGCTATGGCGGGTCTTCTCCGACACCTCCACCGAGGTCACTTCATGGGACGCCATGTCGCTGCTCCATAACGAGCCCGAGGCTGTCACCGTCCGCTTCACCAAGAGTCTGAACCCGGGCCGCCTGCACCTGGACCTGACGCTGCGCCGGGGCTCCCGCTTCGTCGAGGGCTACCTCCACCGGGGCACGGCCGACACGTTGACGGTGCGGCTCGCCACGATGGAGAACAACACGGCTCCCGCTTCCGGCGAGTACGTGGCCGCGTCCGGGAACGATGCGGCAGGAAACCGGTTCATCGTCGGGTCGGCCAGCAACTTCACCCCGCACGCCTCCGGTGGCCTGTCCCTGGCCGCGACGACACGGCTGGACTTCTTCCTCGGCGTCATCGCCGGAGGCGGCTCAGCAGCGGCAGGAGACGCCGCGACCGTCCTGCGGGACCAATACCTGGGTGCTCTGCCCGAGCGGATCTACGGGGTGCGGCGATGA